TAGGTAGAGGTTTAGGAGTAGAACTAGATAGACGATTAACTAAAGATAAGTTAATCAAACAAATAAGTAAATTATTATAAGGAGATATATGTTAGAAATAATTATAGCAGCATACGCCATCAGTATAGTCGGTGGTCTATTAATAAACGCCGCAGGTATTTAACAAGGAACAGATGAATGGTTTTGAAGTATATAAAATCTATTTGGCAATCAAACTCCACTTCACAAGTAAAAACCAATCTTATGACTTTCATAAGCACAACGGTAGAACAACTGCAAGATTGGAAACATTTACTAAAAGAAGGGATAGGTATTTCTTTCATAAGCTTTCTAAATCTTATAACGATAGCAGCATTGTTAATTACTTCCTTAGCAATTTTGTTTCTAATACTAATTTATGGGTTGGTGACATCATTGGTAAAACTGGTGACGACCATTACAAACAATGGTCAAAGAAAATAGAGGCATTGCATTATTACTATGAACAAGACATTGATTATATATTGGAAAGAAAGATATCCTTTGATGATATCTTTACATCAAAAGATGGTCAACACCCACCGATATTAAAGATGTTTCTGTCAAAAAGAATTAATTTTGAAACTGTTATAATATTAGATGATATATTATCTTTTTCAAAACGACTAAATAAAAATATAAAAGAAACTGTATTGTGGCCTAAACTATACGATAGAATGATAAGATATAAACCATTTCTTATATACAATGTTACAAAATATAAAAAGACATTAAAACTAAAACTGAAGGAGATATAATGGCAGAAGGACAGAAAGAAAAGGTAGTTGATTCTACAAAGAACAAAGTAACAATGTTACCAATTACTCTAGGTAGTTTAATTTTAAAATTTGAATTACCCCTTACGACTATTGATGCAATTAATAAATCGTATGATGAAAATTTAAGAAATTTAAGACCACATAATAAACAACTTGCTGGAAAAATTAAAGAAGAAAATCAAGTTACTGATTTGCTAACGGAAGAAATGAAACAAACATTTCTTGCTTGTTTTGGGCAATACCTTAAACAGATTCAGAAACCTTTTTGGGGAGTTAGTCTAGCAAAGGCATGGATAAATGAAATGAGGTCAGGTGAATATAATCCTTTTCACTATCATGTAAGTGAACTAACTGATTTGGGATTATCTTCTGTAATAGTATTAAAAAGACCTAAGACCTATGGTACAGAGATTGTTAATCCAGATGACCACACAAACGGATTTTTAGAATTTGTTGGGGGTAATCAAGACCCACTTGGCTTATCACAATATAGAGTGGATGCTCAAGTAGGAGATTTTTTCATATTTCCATATACCATGTTGCATGGTGTTTATCCGTTTAGAGAAACAGATGAAGTAAGAAGAACATTATCTTACAACTGTGATTTATTAAAACCAAAGATAATTGATTATGTATATCCTGATGGTCAAGCATCAAAAGATAAATTAAAAAAAGAGGAGAAACAATGAACATAGAAGCATTAAGAGAACAATTAAAAACTGATGAAGGTGTAAAATACGAGATATATAAAGACCATCTTGGTTACCCTACATTTGGCATTGGACATTTAATTACAGAAGGTGACCCAGAGCATGGTGAGCCTGATGGAACAGAGATAAGCGAAGATAGAGTAAACGAAGTATTTGAATCAGATGTTTCTAAATTTGTAGATGAAGCAAAAATATTATTTCCTGATTTAGATGACCTACCTGAGATTGCTCAACAAGTAATAGTGAACATGGCATTTAACATGGGACGACCACGCTTATCTAAATTCAAGAATTTTATTGCTGGTGTAAATGACCGTGATTGGGTTAGAGCAGCAGAAGAAATGATGGACTCTAGATGGGCAGACCAAGTGGGTGCGAGAGCAACACGATTAAGAAACCTAATATTAACATTGGCATAATTATGGATGAAGCAGGAAAATACACAGCACAACATACCGTGATGGAATCAGGTATAGAGATAAGAGAACTCAAACATTTATTGAAAGTATCAGAAGATAAGGTAGAAAAACTACAAGCAGAGATAGAAACATTAAGAGGTATAGTTAGAAATATTGATATTGAGGATCTTTCAATTGATTCAATGCCAGTTATAGATGAGAGAACTTCAGAAGGAGAAGGTCTTACATTGAATTTTGATGATGACTTCGGAATACAATTTTCAGACAAATCCCAACTAGATTCAGATGATGAAGAACCAAATAAAGAAACATATTAGAGTGCTTGACAAAGCTTCTCAAATATGTTATAATAAGATATATGCAAAAGAAAACTAATTATTTTCTTTTTATAGTGCAAGGAAGAGGGTTTCACCAGAGGCTCGAACTTGATTGCTTAGGGGTTGTACCCAGGCATAACTTGGAAAACAAGGGGTGTCAAATTGCCGACAGGCAGAAGTAAGTGGCGTGGTATATAGATGGAATCTTGTCGAAGCGCTTGGGAGTAATTCCATAGTCTCCCCTATGTTCGCATATAAATAATAATGTCGATTAATACAGACACATACAAATATAATTATACAAAGGATATAAAAATATGAATACAAGTATAGCAGCGTTAAAACGCTCAAAGTCAAATCTAGATACTCTAGTCAGCGAACTATCAAAAGTTGCTGAACCTCAAAAACAAAAAAACTCATATGCTGATGATAGATTCTGGAAACCAGAACTAGATAAATCAGGTAATGGTTATGCTGTTTTTCGTTTTTTACCAGCAGTTAAAGATGAAGATTTACCATGGGCACGATTATGGTCTCATGCATTTCAAGGACCAGGTGGTTGGTTTATTGAAAACAGTTTAACAACACTTGGTAAAAAATGTCCTATTAGTGAATCTAACAGTTTACTATGGAACTCTGGTGTTGAAGCTGATAAAGAGATTGCAAGAAAGAGAAAAAGAAAACTCTCTTATGTTGCAAATATTTTAATCATTAGTGATTCTAAACATCCTGAAAATGAAGGTCAAATAAAATTATATAAATTCGGTAAGAAAATCTTTGATAAGATTACCGAGGCGATGAAACCTGAATTTGAAGATGAGAAACCAATTAACCCATTTGATTTTTGGGAAGGTGCAAACTTTAAACTAAAAATCAGAAAAGTTGATGGTTACTGGAATTATGACAAATCAGAATTTGATAGTTCGTCAGCGATAAAAGACAATGACGAAGCAATCGAACAAGTTTGGGATAAACAATATCCTTTAAAACCATTTCTTGCATCCGAAAACTTTAAATCATATGATGAGCTAAAAGCGAAACTAGATAAAGTTTTAAGTGGTGTAAGAAGTACTGGCACGGCCGAAGATGTTGCGATCCCACCTGTAACACGAACACCGAGTCCAGTTGTAGCAGAAACAGTAGATACACCTACGCCACAAGTTGATGAAGATAGTGATGAAACATTATCTTACTTTAGTAAGTTGGCAGAGGAAGAGTAATCTCTCCACCTGTTTTCTCTATATTGGGGTTAGGATATGATGTTCTAACCCCTTTTTATATAAATATTAGATTATATTATGATGAAGTTTGAGATATCAAAAACAAAACATAAGGAGTTTTTATGTGGAAATCAATAACGGATGCTATTAGTAATGTAACAACAGTTGCAGTTTCACTAATAGGACTATCAGTTGCTTTAGAAGTTGTATTTGGAGGTCAAGTACCATTTCTTTCTTTAGGTGTTATTAATAACATTTCTGGAATCGTAGCTGACCTAGGATCACAAGGTCTTATTGGACTTATTACCCTAGGTATTTTATGGGCACTTTGGAAAAAGTAGTCTTTTAACAATATTTTTATAAACAAGGGGTCTTTAGGACCCCTTTTTTTTGCTTCATCAACTCTAATTGACAATTTCATACTTATAAATAATAGTGTATGTTTAAAATATTTTTAACACTTTCGGTAATAATTATATTGGCTTGTGCTTTTTCAGCAAAAGGTAGCGAACTAACTTTTGGATTCTCTAATCCTTCGTTTAGTGGTAACGGTCAATCTTCTCATTATCTTACTATTGAGAATATCGAAAAGACAAGACGAGATGCTGTCGAAGCAAAAAAAGTATCTACTGCAAAAGCACTTAAAGATGAACTCAATGCTACAGCATTTGCTAAATTTAAAGCAAATTTAGAAGCAAGATTTTATACAGCTCTTGCTAAACAAATTACAGATAATGTATTTGGGTCAGACGGAAATCAACAAGACTCAGGAACATTCACAGGTACAAATGGTGAAACAGTTGTTTGGACAACACCAGCAGGTACAGGTAATGTTGTTGTAACTGTAACAGAATCAGATGGTACAGTAACTACTTACACTATGCCAAAAGAAGATAACTCTTAATGTTTAGAAAATTGATATTATGCTTAAGTGTATTAGCAATAGCAGGATGTGCTGCAACAGCACAAGAAGGTTATATAAAAACACAAGAAGTAGCATTTAAAGAATTAGATACAATCACACAACCAGAAGGTGCTCCTATTATTATAGCTGTTTATGACTTTGGCGATATGTCAGGTCAAAAGAAACCAGGTGGCGCTTATGCTTCAATGTCGAGTGCCGTAACACAAGGTTCTTATCAGATTTTAATTAAAGCATTACAAGATGCTGGCGAAGGCAAATGGTTTAGAGTAGTAGAAAGACATAGTTTAGCAAGTCTATTACAAGAACGAAAACTAATTAGAACTACTAGACAAATGTCAGACGGCGAATCAGCAGAGGCATTACCAGCATTATTATTTGCTGGTGCATATGTAACAGGCGGCATTGTAGGTTATGATAGTGATGTTCTATCAGGTGGTGCAGGTGCTAGAGTATTAGGCATAGGTGCAAGCAAAGAATATAGACAAGATATTATTTCTATCATGTTACGATTAATCAATGTACAAACAGGTGAAGTTATTATCTCTACAACGATAGAGAAAACAATTTATTCATCAAGCACAGGCGGAGATGTATTTAAATACTTTGATGCTGATACAATGTTAGTAGAGATAGAAGCAGGGTATGCTAAGAATGAACCAGTTACTTATGCAGTAAGAAAAGCAATAGAAGCAGGTGTTGTATCTTTAATCAAAGAAGGTGCAGAATTAGAATTATGGAAGTTTGGTCCTACACAACAAGAGATAACTGCTCAAGAAGAAGAAAAACTTAGATTAGAATTAGAAGCTGAAGAAGCTCTATTCATAGCAGAAGAAGAACAAATAAAACTAAAAGAAGAAAATAAAGAATTAGAAAAAGAACTTGATGAACTGTTAAAGGAGGAAAGTACAGATGAAAAAGATAATGAAGATAGTGCTGATCCTGTTCCTAACAATATTCACAGTTAAGACAGCAAACGCAGATAGTAACGGAAATAATGTATTTATTTTACTAGAAGATACTTCTGGTGCAGGTGCTGGCGAAACAATTTACATAAGACAAGAAGGATATGACAATTGGGTTGGCAATTGGACTAATCACCCATTTAAGATAGAAGGTACAGGAAATACTGTTAATATCGTACAGATTGGATATACCAACGACTTTGCAGATTACTCCTCATTTGATTGTACTAATTGTACTTTAGATGTTAATGTTAAAGGTAGTGATAATGCTATAGAAATGGATATGGACGACACCGGCGACTCAGGTTGGTGGATAGATATTGATATTAGAGGTGGTGATAACCTAGTTAAAGTTAGCGATGCTCCTGACGGTACTAATGTAGCAAATCAAAATTACGATATAGATATTGATGGTAATAATAATCAAATGGAGTTTAAAGTTGAAAACGGTTCAGGTGGTAATCACTACCTATATGCCTACATTTATGGCGATAATAATTATGTAGATTACTTAATGAATGATAATTCTTTAGGAAAAAACACAACAGCAAATGCAGCCATAGGTCCTTATAATTCAATCAGCCACTCTCAGGTTGCAGATAAGAATTTAGCGTCAATTGATTTTTACATAATTGGATCTAGTAACTCTATACAAACAGAAACAATGGGTGAAACTAATTATATGCTTATTGAATTATTTAATGGATCTTCAAGCAATAGAATTGATTATACTCCTTCTGCTTATAGTGCAGGTTATAATAGAGTAATGCAATTTGGTGATAACAATGAAATGTTATTAAGATTAAACGGCAATAGTAATAGAATTGGTATATACCAACAAGGTAACAATAACTATTTGAGTTTAAATTATACAACTTCAAGTGCTACATTGTACACTTCACAAACAGGTGGTAACAATACGGCTAATGTAAGTGTAACTGGAGATAGTATTTACGACTACACATTAAACTTCACACAAAACGGTTCAGATACTTGTACATATTCTTTCAATAGAAACACACAATCAGCTGATGTAACAGCAACTATAGCAAACAACTGTTAAAATGAAAAAGATTTTATCTTTAGTATCAGCTCTGATACTTCTCACAACACAATCTATGGCGGCACCAATAGTTGGTGAGGTATTTCAAAAAATGGGTACCACTTGGGTTGAGCGTGATTTTGAAAACATAACAATTAATGATGCAGGTTTTAAACTGTACATGGAAGATTTTCTACAGACAGGTGAAGATGGTGCCATGAATCTTGAATTTATAGATGGTACAAAATTTACACTTGCACCTAATAGTGAAGCTGTCATTGATGAATTTTCTTTTGATACAAGTGTTGTGCCAATAGAGGTATCAATGAGTGTAGATGTTAATGTAGGTTCATTTACATATGAAAGTGGTAGTGTATCAAAACTAGGTGGTGAAGTAGAAATCAATACACCTACAGCAACAGTTACAGTAATGGGTACTGCCTTTTCAGGTAGAGTTGATGCTAGTGGTAGAACAACTATTACATTATTACCTGATAGTACAGGTAGTGTAGGGCGAGTTACAGTTACAAATGAGGCAGGTGCAAGTACAATAACTCGAGCATATTCTGCTGTTACTGTACTTTCAGATAATTTACGACCATCACCACCAGACCCACTATCTACAAACGAAAGAAAAGAACTATTTGACCTAGAAACAAACGAAGAAACGATTGAAGAAAAAATAGAAGAACAAAGAGATACAAAAAAACGAGTAGATAAACTAGAACAAATTGATGACAAAGAAATCAAAGATATTGAGCAGATTGAAGAAGTTATAGAAGAACTAGAAACACAAGAAGTCAAAGAAGTTGAACTAGATACTTTTGATGAACAAGAAGAATCAAAAGAAAATGCTATTGAAATGAAAGAAGAAAACCTTGAGGTAGAAATTACTGAAGAAGAAGCTGGTAATCTTGAACAAGATTTAATGACCGAAGAACTTACAATTGTTGAAACATCATCTACTGAAGGAACTGTAATCGTTGAAGATTTTAAAACAGAATCAGAACCTATAGTAAATACAAACGAAGTATCAGAGGATATAATTACAGATGATTCAGTTAATACAGAAGTTGATACATCATATTACGACCAATGGGATGACTCTGCCTACGACTCTGAATACGGATGGGTAGATGAGAACGACCAAGTAACTGTTTGGGATGCCAAAGGTGAAACTAAAATGAATTATGAAGATAGTAAAAAGATGTATGCAGAAATGGACAAAGCATATATGGATGCTATTGGTTGTGAAAATAATTGTGATTGGGAAAGTATTGATTGGGATACTATTGATTGGGACAATGTTGATTGGGAATCATTAGCACAACAACAAGACGCTACAATGTCAGCATATGGTTTAGATACTGATTGGTGGGATGAAAATGAACAAAATGCTGACCTTGATGTAACAGATGATGTATTTACTGAAATTGAAAAACTTGAAGGAGATGTAACAGGAGATTTAGATATATGGGAAGATGATCCTGATATATTTGATGAGGGAGCTAATCAAGGTGATGAACAATTTTTAGAAGAAAAAAACGATTATTATTCAGGAGATGGTCCTTTCTTAATGACAGGTAAAGAGGATTGGTGTGATCCATCTTGGTGTACACAACAATACATTGATGAACAAAATAAATATAATCAAATGGATTGGGATCTGAATACAAAATATACTAAATGGACAAATGAATCTAAATCGTTATTTAGTGAGTTAATTTTAAATGACCAATGGTATGGTGATACAACAGACGCTCCAAAACCTTGGACAATATCTGAAATAAAAGACAAATATATTACTGAATGGGGTTGGTCTGAATGGGATGTTTTTTGGGATGCCTTTGATGAATGGCAACAACAAGGCTCATATGATAACTGGGAATCAGAATACGAAGAATTAAGTATTGAAGATGAATACTCATTTGAAACAGATGAAATTGATGAATGGGAAACAGATTATTTAGCAAACCTTCAAACTGAACCTGATTGTATATATGCTGGTTACTATTGGGATAAGAAAAATCAATCTTGTGGTACAGCGTGGGTTGATAACACAGGTGTAAGTATTTTAGTAACAGCAAGTGGTGAAACAATCAACTATGAAAAAGGTGTAATAACTCAAACGGTAACTACAGTAACAGACGGTGTATCATTTTCTGTAACACAAACAGGCAGATATTCAACTTATGGTAATTCAGCAGACTATACTGCTCATTCCGGAGAAAATGGTTATAAAAGAATGGACAGAACATATAGTAATCATAGAGCATATCTTACTACTAACTCAATTACAAACTTTGATGTTATGATAATACAAGAAGATGAAACACAGGCATTGACAGCAGGTACTGAGGGTTCTCGAGCTATAATTACAATCATACAAATCAAGTAGATAAATAGTATTATGAGAATAACATCCACATGGGCTGTGGTTGTTACGGTGATTATATTAATTTCTTTGAAAGTATATAACCCTATACCATTACAGACCCTACAATTAAAGACTTATGATTATTACCAGACCTTCGGTGCAAGGTATGATTCTAAGAGCCTAGTTCTATTAGATATATCAGATTTAGCAATAGAGAGTAAAGGTCAATGGCCTTGGAAAAGAGACCAGGTAGGTCGTATTGTTGTCAATGCCTATAAGAATGGTGCGGCATTAGTTATTCTACAGTTAGCATTCCCACAGAAAGATAGACTAGGTGGTGATGAAATGTTTTTGAAAATGATATCAAAGTATCCTGTTATACTCACAGAAACAAAAGATGTCAAGAACTTAACCAGTATATCAAGAAAAGCATTGGCGATAGGTGATGTAGAAGTACCTATTGATATTGATGGCACTATACGAAAATTACCGCTTGACAATTCTATGCCATCTGTTATAATGAAAGTCATTAAGTTTCCTATACCCAAACAAGATGATATATGGGTAGATTTCAGACACAATATACCTAGAATAGATTACACAGACAAAGACTGGTCAGCCATGAAAGGTAAGATAGTATTCATAGGTGTTACATTTAAAGGTACGACCTTTGTACAGACACCTAATGGTCTTAAAAACACCCATGAGATAATGGCACTTGGTACTGAAACATTACTATCAGGCAAGTTTATTAGTATGCCTAGTTGGTCACACATACTAGAGTGGTC